ACACCCCGAATATCCTAAACCCTACAAGTATCGAACCGTTAGGTAGTCCTACTGGAATTGATAAGGCCATTGACACTGTACAAAAATATAAATCACAATTATACTCATCTAATATGATTAATTATAAAGGTGGTTAGAATTATGGATTTGGTGAGAATACCATTCTGTAAAAAATTATCACCTGAAGAAATAGAATACCTGAAATCATTAAGTACAGGATTGGATAGGCAAATTGAAACTGTCGCAGAATACATTGGAAGTGAAGAATTTGCAGAATTATCTGCTATGAATCAAAGACAAATTGATGCATTCTTCCGTAATAGTGGAATCCAACAAAAACTTAATGATTTAATAGAATATAATGCAAGTGACAGTGAAGAATTCATACGTCAATTCTATAAGATTGGTGCTGAATTAGGATACGAAGAGATTGGTGGAGTATTAGCATATACTCAAGCAGATCGTATTGCATTATATAGTTTAACTCAATATAATTTTGACCTTGTTACGAACTTGAATTCTGAATTGCGTGATGGTATCCGTGAGGTTATCTTTAATGCTGTTGCTTCTGGTGATGGTTATCAAACTACAATGCGTAACCTCATGGAGTTACCATTAACACCAATCAATAATAACATTAGTGTTCGTACACGTGCAGAAATGATTGCTCGTACTGAACATGCAAGAGCGGTTAACACTGGTACTTTACAGGCCTATGTTAACTATGGTATTAATGAGGTTGAAATTGTCACTGCTCAGGATGGTCTTGTTTGTGATGATTGTCTTGAGATTGAGGACAATAATCCACATACTGTTTTTGAAGCTCAGGAATTATTACCAATGCATCCTAATTGCAGGTGTGCTTTTGCACCAGTGGTTACGGATGATGATATTGTGGAAAGGGTAAGTAATCCTATGAGTGTGGATTTAACAGATTAAATGCTCATTTCGCTACTTTATGAGATTTTTGACCTGGAATGTCGTTAAACTTATCCCACCTATTTTTGAAAAGAAATAGTAAGCGTCGATTTCTATCATTGAGCTCTCTTTTTGGATATGAAAGAGTGAAACCTCCTTTTATTTAGAGTATTGTGCTTGGTTTATTAGTAAAATGGTTTTTACTGCTTTTTTGACCATTTTTTTAATAATTTCACCTCTCAGTAAGCTGGGCACATAATCTCTAAATGAATGATTTTCAGAATAGGATAAAAAATTGTTTTTAAGTATGAAATGGAGTTTAAAACAATGATAAAAAAAGAATTTAAAGTTTATTCTCCATTAACTAAGAAGAGTGTTGACTCATTCATCACAAAAAGTAGTGATGAATCCTCTGATGGTGAAAGAATATTATTAGAAGGAATTGCTTCAACCACTTCAAGAGATCTACATGATGAGATAGTTTCAAGTGCAGCTATTGATTCAATGTCTGAACAAGCATTGGCACTAAACATTCATGGTGACCATTGGTATGGTTTAGAGGATGTTATTGGTGCAATTAAAGATGCATCTGCGGAGGATAAGCAATTACATATTAAATTCTTAATCACTAAAAAGCACACTCCAGACATAAAAGACTTATTGGAGACTGGTGTGAAACTTGGTCTTTCAATTGGTGGTTATGTCACTAGTTATGATGAGAAAAACCGCATAATAAATGCAATTGAATTACATGAAATCAGTTTAACAGCAATGCCTGCTAACTGGGATACATTCGGTACTGTTACCACCAGTAAGGGATTAGTTGAATCTAATTGCATTGCTGGTGCATGTCATGCAATTGTTAAAAAATTAGGAGAGAAAACTATGTCTAAAGAAGATATTAAAACCAAAGAAGAAACTTCCCAGGAAGGGGAAGAAACTTCAGGTTTAACCCAAGATGATGTCATCGAATTATTTAACGAACTCATGGCTGAAAAAGAAGAAACAATCGTTCAAGAAATAACCGATAAAGTACAAACTCAGTTAGAATCTATAGCTGAGGCAAAAGTGCAGGAATTACTTGATGATGATTCTTCCAGTAGTGATGAAGGAGAAGGAGATGACACTAAAGCAACCTCTACCGAAGAAGAAGGAGAGGAAGATGAAAAAGAAGAAGAGGAAGAAACCAAATCATTAACTCCTGAAGATATTGCTTCATTAGTTAAAACTAGTGTTAAAGAGGCATTAGGTGATGACTTTGCAAGTAAAGTTGCAGGAGAAATGTTTGGGGACTTAGGTAAATCCAGGTCAAATACTGGATCCAAGTTCAAACAATTCCAAGAACAAGTAGGTGAAACCGAACCTACCGAACCAGTGGAAAAAACTGGTTACTCCTCTGAAGAAGCTGCTAAAATATTATTAGCTAAACAAAAAAGAGCTAATCCAATCACTGCAGCTGTAATGAAAAACTTAGAATAATTATATTTTTTTAATATTCAATTTTAATTTATAACATTTAATTTAAATGGATGTGATTAATAATGTCTGATGTAAGTATAGATGATATTGTATCCAAAATGGCAGCACATTCTGCCGAATTGGAGGAATTAAAGAAAACTTTCCAACAAGTTTCCGATTATCCTGATTCAATGCAAATTGAATACAGTGATGTATTAAAAACCAAAACCTTTGAAAAAGCACCTTTCTTAAGGTTCCTTGAATCCAAAGGTCAAGTATTCGATGGTAAAGCTGCACTCGCAGGTTACTTTGCAGAAACTCCTGGTAACAGTGATGTTGCATTCATCGATGAACTCGATGACATTCCAGCTGCAAACGCTGAAAGTATCAGTGAAGTAAAAGACAAAATGAAAACCATTGTCGCACCTATCGAAGTATCCATGATGGCTGAGATGGGTAACTGGTACATGGATTTATTACAAAGACAAATCGATAAAAGATTCATCGAAGTTAACAACAAAACTGATGAAGCTTTACTCGAAGGTTACGGTACCGCTGCTAAAAAAGATTTCAAAGGTATCACCAGGAGCATTACCACTCATACTGAAGATATGAATGGTGCACCAATTACCGAAGGTGTAATTGATGATATGTTAGAAGCTATCCACAATGATGGAGGTAACCCTGATTGTATCGTATGTAGTTACGGTGTTGCTAAACAATTAAAAGCAATTGTTGCACCTTACAGAAGATACAATGATAAAATCGATATCGGTTTAGGTCACAGAGTAACTTCCTATGAATCCATGTTCGGAACCGATATTCCAATTTTAGTGGATGGTAACTTTGACGTCACTAATGGTGACACTCTTGCTATTGTTGATTCTTCAACTATTGAAGTAAGAAGATTAATGCCACCTACATTAATCCAGGATTTACCTGTTAACAAACTTGCTTATAAGAATGTTATTGCTGCATTCTTAACTTGTCAAAACATTGGTGAATTCCATAACGGTCTCATTACTGAAATTGGTACTGAAGAACCTGAAACTGAAGGAAATGGATAATCATATAATTATCCTCCTTTCATATTTTTTTTAGATGGTGATACTGATGACAGTACCTACTAAATTAAGAAGAGAATTATCCTCAAGTCCTTCTACTGTAAACTTACCTGATTTCCTTGAAGTCATTGAAGCTGAAGGATATGATGATACTGAAATTCAAGGTAAAGTATCCGCATTAGAAACTACTGTTGGTAGTGCATCTGAAGGGTTAGTGAAAGATGTAGCAGATATTGAAGATGTTGTTGGTGATAGTGAAACCGCAGACACTCTTGTATATGATGTTGCAGACATCAAGGCATACATTGCTGAAATTTTAACTGCAAATAATTTAACTGACCCTAGAGCAAATGCAGGTACTGAAACCGAAACTAATCCATAACTTTAAATAATTTTTTTGGAGGCAACTAATTTATGACTTTAATTGATACAACTTCATTAAAACGGCAATTAACTTTAGAAGGTATTAATCATGATGATTATACTGATGAAGATTTAGAGTTGCTTCTAACTAATATTACTCACGAATTAATTGGATATACTAATGCACCAATCACACCTGTTACTCATAAAAGAATCATCCGTGATTTCAAGAGTGATATGTTGGAATTGGATTATTATCCAATCAAGGAAATTTCAAGTTTACAAATTGGATCTAAAAATTTATCTGATGACGATTATGTACTTGATGATACTCTCGGCATACTCTATTTCCACTCAGAATTGAGTGGATTATTATCATGTCAGTATATTTGTGAATTATCTGATTCAGTTATTGATAATATTATTAATCCGCTTGTTTTTGATATGGTTAAATATAGATTAACCACTAATTTTTCAGGTACTGGTGTAATGTCCTCTGTTAAGGAGGGTGATGTGCAAGTGAATTATGATACTTCCACTTCTTTAGGTAATTTAATTCAGAATAGAATCAATAATTTGAAAGGCACATACTCAATAAGAATCAAGGTGTTATAAGTATGGTATTCTTCCCAAACCAGGAACTCGAATTATGGGGTTACACTGAATCCAGTACAGAATTCAATCCCTATATGGAACCTAAAAAAGAATACTATCTGGTAACTACTGTTCCATGTGATTTTCAAGTAATGGGTCCTAATGAATCAATAAAAGAATTTGGAGAAGTATTAGAGGACACATATAAGATTTACATTGACCATTCGGTTGAAGTAACTCATGATATGGTCTTAAGATTAAAAGGTGCACCTGACACTTATGAGATAACAGGAACACCAATAAATAATAATCATTTGCTACCAGTAAAGCATAAGAAATTAGTGGTTCAGAAACAACGGAAACCAGTACGGTTAGGGGTTTTAGAATGATTAATGTTGATGTTAAAGTGAA